GTCCTTGACGTCATAGCCGACTGGCCGATAAACCGGGTCGGCGAACTGCTCCCCTGGCGCGTAGCACTGCCGACTGAATAACACATCCCCGTCAATACGGTTCTTGCTGCACGCTTACCGACTTCAAGCTCATCGCTATTAATCATAATATCCTGAACATGGTTATCATCCCAAATATCAGGCATAGCAGAAGACGGGACAGGGTTACCCGTTTTATATAAAGCCATTATTTACACTCCGGATTTATCAGGCGGAACGATACCAGCCCATCAGTTTTAAGTAGGAGTTGGTGATATTTAATGCGGTACCACTACCCATATTTTCGGTATTACCGGAAACGTTGTGACCATGGGAACCCAATTCAACACTATGGGTATGATCCCCAGCCTCTGAAGTAGTGCCGAAATTAGTACCCCCGTTAGAGCCCACGGCCTGATCTGAACCACCCTGTTTTTGCATTGAGCTGCCCCAGCCATGCGAGTGCGCACCCTGGCTGTTAGTAGTTTTTGTCCCCAGATCGACCGAAGCTGCAGTGCCGCTGACACTCAATGCCTGGGCAGGCAAGTTTCCCTTAGCAATGGTAACGGTATCAGCCCCGCCAGTCGTTAATACATCGGTTCCGTTCTGAAGGCCCAGGCGAATTGTTTTATTTTCCCCGATGTAATTCCAGGTGGTTCCTGGGAAAAGCGTGTTTGGATTTTTGTTCTGAGCGAAGAAAAGCACCGCGCCAACAGGATATACGGAATCAATTTGTAGTGAGGTAAGAGCGGCCAGCAGCTGAGTTTTTAGCGCAGCCGTATCCCCGTCATCCAAAACGTCTTCGGCAGTTTGATCTGCAATTATCTGACCCAGCACACTCGCCATGACCGTACCCTGCCGTAGCGCCTTATTAACCTGTTCAGATCGTGCAACCCCCGCGGTAAAACCGGTAGATAATGCAACCAGATTTTCCCAGTCGGCCTGACTGGACACGTTTGCACCTGCACCAACGGCAAACGGCTTAAAATTATTTTCAGCCATCAGAATGTTTCTCCCCATGCGCCAGAATCAAATCCGGCGATGTAATCGTTATCGACGTCAAATCCAAAAAATTTATATCCGTTGGATGGTGTAATGGTTTCCCTAATCCGCACCCCGGCGGCTTTTACCGTCAGCAGACCAGCGCGGATGACAAAAACAAATTCAGCAGGAAGTTTATCTATCGGGTTTATATCGTAGCGAGAAGGCTCATATCCTTCCGGAAGAGGAATAAACGGGCCGTGGTTAATCGCTGAGTCAAATATCAACCTGTCAATATTGGGAATGATATATTCATCATCCACGACGATTAAAACCGATATCGTCATATCCTGATTATCCAGAATAACCAGTTTAATTCCTGTTCCTGCTAATGCCGTTTCCAAGATATCCGGCAGCGTTCCGTTCTGGCCGTTCCAGTTGTTTATCCCTATGCGGGCTTTCAGCACCACGCGGTAAACATCATCGCTGAGATACGTCAGCGCATCGGTGGACTGGTAAGGGCCCAGCCAGATCCCCTGATCCCAACCGACACGCTCTTTATCCCATTCAAGAAAAACGCCGGTAATAGGTGCCGCTACCGCGCGTGAAACGCCGATCCACTTTCCGAGGATATCCAGTTGGTCGCCAACGGCGGTATCGACGTCGAAAGCAGTGATTAGTCCGGCTGTCGCAGCGGAAACATCAATAAGTGGCCGCGTTGATAAATCAACGTGGTCGAAGAATTTCGGCTTTCCTGCGTGGTAATTGGTGATCAGGTCGGTGTATTTGCTCATGGCGTCACCACCAGTGCGATGTTATCCACGCTGCAGGATGCCGACTCGTCGTACGCAAGCACCACATTAGCCGCGGCGACCCCCTCTGCCGTTCGACCGATCAACAGCTCCATGATGTCGTAATAACGTGCGTTCCCGCCGCTGACGACACCCAGGTTAGCCGGGGAATAAACCCGACTCAGCAGGACGCTGTCACCGATGGCCAGCGAATTGATATACGCCGCCACCGCCGCCTTCATTTCGTCTCCGACCTCAGAGCTATAACCCGTCAGCGCCTGAATCGTTATCGACACATAGATCGGCACGTCGACCGGGCGAGAGAAACGGATGGTGTAAGGGTTGCCGTATTTGTCGGTGACTATTACCGCCGTCGTACCGTACGTTGATACGCCCTGCCCCTTAGTGCTTCGTATCGTGTTTGCGATTTCCGTCGCATCCCCACCCTCGAGGATTGCCGAAATGGAGTGAGCCGGTAGCCCGTTAGCATCGGTAGTCTCTGTATCGTTCTCAAACAGCTTGTGGCGGGTCACGCCTTCAACGTTGGCAATCGCACCGTCTACCGCGTCAAACGGTGTGAGAGATGCCAGCGCAACGCTTTGCGACTGCCTCACCCGTAGTTCAGCGTCAGTCTCTGCGGCGATACCAACGGTGGCCGCCAGCGGGTTAGTTACTGAGGCCCACCCGCGCGTCGGTGTATTGATGCCGTTTACCGACCCGGCGACCGCAGCAACCGCCCCGCTACTCGCACACGTTGCCGTAGCGACCACAGTACCGTCAGTGCCGATCACCACCGTCGCAGGCAGATTCCAGATCATGCTATTGGTATCACGTACCGAGCCGTTGGTGATAGTTGTACCGACGGTTCCGGTTAGAAGCAGGTCGACAGTTGAATTCGTCGCTGCACGACGGGTGATGCCGTTAATTTTGACGTTGCTCGTCAGTGCGTCACCCACTGCCGTCGCTGGCGAGAACGACCGGTAAACCGAAATGGCCGTGTTATTGGCGTCGTGAATAGCCAGGGCCACCAGCGCCACCATCTGGCCGTCTTTGCTGTCCGGGTCAAGATAGGCATCACTGCCATAAATCTGCTGAAAATAACCAGTGATGGTGTCCAGAACGGTCTGGTAGTCGGGCGCACTTATCCCCTCAGCGGTTACCGTTGCCGATAAGCCGAGTGTGTCGAGGTCCAAAGACATTACGCCTCCGAGGTTACTGTGGTTGTCCCGTAGAGGGTTTCTACCGTTGCTGTGAACGTTACACGGCGCGTGCGGCCGTCAACTTCGGTGTTAAATTCGGTGATAGAGCTCACGCCCTGCGTTTCCAGAATGCGCCGGCGGATAGCCAGGTTGTAGGTATCTGGTCGTTGTTTTCCGAGGACTGACTGAATCCAGGGTGTTCCCTCTGTGGTATCGAGGAACCACTGACCGTACCAGAGCAGAAATCGCGTTTTAATGGCCTGCGCTACGGCCTCAGGAGAGTTTACCAGCCAGGTATCATCACCCTGTCCAAAGGTGTAATCACCGTCATCGTCTTCACGTCGGTATCGCATTATTCAGGCCCCCCGGTGCTGTCGTTACCATGCTCAACCCCACCATGCATGTGCGTCATCAGGCTCTTACCGCCTGCTGTCACATCGTTGGTTACGGTGACCGGGCCGTGCATTGTGGCCGCGCCTCCTCTCTCACCCATTCCTTGCGACAGGTTGCCGTTGATCGTCACGTTGCCGTTAAGGACGATTTCCGGGGCGTTAATAGTCGCGCTGCCGGCGGTGGTGGCAGTGATATCCCCTCCGGCGGCCACCTCAATGAAAGCCGAACCATCATCGGTACGCAGCTGCGCTCCCGTAGTGCTGATGCCGCCGATTTTCTTCGCCTGCGACTGCGGGCCCACGATACAGAACGCATCCGATAAATCATGCATGCGCCCGTCTACCGGCTCCTGTACACCCCCGCTTTGCCACCAGAAATCAATGCAGCGGTCGGCAAATATCACCAGACACTCATCGCCTTCGCTAACGGGAAAAGTGAGCGTACAGCCGCCCCCGCGGGGGAATACAACTGGAACATCCACCAGCAGCGGATAATCCTTCGTGCTTTTGTTGCCGTCGTTGTCGCGCTCGATGTAGCGGATCGCTGGCTGAACAACAGCCGTCAAAGATTCTGGGTCGAATGACTGGATGATCCCCGGCAGTGCTACGCGCATTTGCTCGCTAAGCGTCTTTCGCTCAGACGCCAGAACCTCCGCCAGCGCCCCACTACGGGTTTGGCTTGATACGCCCATGTTTTCTCCAGATAATGATTACCCTCACTTAGTGAGGGGTAGAATAAAAATTTAATTACTTAGTATTTTTGACTACAGGAGATACCTATGGGCTTCAGATTTAGGAAGCGGATACGCATAGCTCCAGGCCTAGCAATCAATATCAGCAAGAGTGGCGTTAGTACGTCGATTGGCCCAAAAGGCGCCACTACCAACATAAGTGGAAGAGGAATAAAAACCACCGTTGGAATTCCGGGATCCGGTTTGTCATACACCGTTGGCCCAGGGAAAAAATCTGGAAAAGCTACATCGGAAGAGGAATTTTCAGAACAGGAACCAACGGCTCAAAGGGAAGGGATCCATTGGTGGAGGCTTGCAGTTTTCATCATTGCCGCCATAGTTCTATCGCAAATATTTAAGCAGTGAGATTTTAGCCCTGATTAACTCAGGGCTTTTTTATACTGTTTTGCATGGATATGAACCAATCAATTTAGGCGCATCCATACTGTTCTGTAGCAGTTGAACATTGAGCCAAGATTTGCCATCCCGCTTGATGAATTGAAATCCGTAATTATTTCCATCACGGGAAGGCATTATACCCATATCCCATTTGGCATTTGATTCGTCACCTTTCTTTCCGAGATATTTAACCTTTTGACTGGTAACCAATTCTCCATTGATTCTTACCAGACCCTCAGAATCGTTAATAGTTAGCTTGTAACCGCCACATTGGATGGCAGAAAGTGCCGGTGCAGAAAATAAAGCGATCAATATCAATAATTTTTTCACCCAGCGCCTCTCTCCAGTGCTGATTGAGTTTTTAGATCCATCGCGCCACGCGCTTCACACATCATATCCATGTACCACGCCTGGCCCCTTGTGTCGCCAGTGTACATAATGCCACGGACAATATAAACGCCGTCAGTAGCAATACTGGCAGGCTGCGCAGTTGTGCCTTCAATGGTGATGTTTCCGTTGTTGTTCTGGTCAGTGATACGCCCTTGCGTCATGGCGATATCGTTATTCCCCAGCACGGTACGGAACACAGAAGCCTGATTCAGCTCGATCAGTCCATTAACGCGGATGTTAGGGTTAATCAGGCAACGGACGTTAACGCCGCTACCAATGGTCTGCTGAGGCATACCCACAAGGCCGGTGGCGCTGTTCAGCTTAATGGCTTCGTGAACAACCTCATTTTTCGCCACCATTTCCCGCTTGCCGTCGACAAACATCCAGTCAGCCTTGCATTGCTCGGCGACGTTATCCATCAGATGCCGGGTCATACCAAAAAGCACCCTGCCGCGAGGAAACACCGTTGCAGGCATTGCAGGGGTATTCCCTTCTGTGGCCCCGTTAGCGTTGAAATCCTTCATTAGCACTGCATTGACGTCAGAGACCGTATAGCCAGCCGCCAGCGTCTGCGCAGTGATCGAGGTAGCGAATGCCCGGTCAGAATCAGCCGCCTGAATAAGGACAAAGCTATCAACGGGGTTATCTTTCCCTGTGATGGTGTAGCGGATTTCCCCGTCGAAAATCAGCCCATAATTTCGACCGTCCATCTGCCCGACTTCATCGGGGTTTACTGTCCTGGCGACGCCTACCTGGCTGGCGGGAACGTCAGCTGCAATGCCATCGTAACCAGCGATAACCCTAATCCGGGAGAATTCCTCTCCGACGATCCGGTTTACGGTATCAGCTGAAAGGTTATAGATTTTGAAAGTACCTACTCGCGTTTCGCTGCTGAGATTAAACCAGTCGATAGTAAAAGTGCTCTTGAAGCTACCAAAATCAGTGGCGTTCCCCTTCGAATCGACTAACTGCAATTCGAAGTGCCGCATCCAGTTCTGAGACATTTTTACTCCGTTACCGCATAAAGATGGCTGTAAATACCCAGATCGGCCTCAGTTGGATTTTCGCTGGACTGGTTGTCGCAGCCCACATAAAGCGAAAAGCCAAGCCCGAGATAGCGATACTGCGCCAGCAGGTCGGCGCCGGTGATAAGCGGGATCCCCTTTATCAGGTCCGCACCGCTGCTATCCATAATATCCAGACACCAGAAAGCAGCACGCCAGGTCACAGCCATTTGCAGACTTTGACCTGCCACGGATATGGAGAATCGCTGGTTTTCCGGAGAAAGAGGGATTTCGCTGATCGTCATTTACCCTCCCGCTACAAAGCCACTTAACCGGCTCAATATTGATTCATTTTTTTGAACTGGCGTTTTCACCCCAGAGTTTTGCACGGCTGAGGTGTTCGCCCCTAACTTCATATTGGACTTTGGAGCTACCTGCGTGGTGGTTGTGCTTGTGATAATCACTTCCCGGAGCGTCAGCACGGCAGAGAGAATATTTTCCGACGTCCTGTCAGTAGTAACCTCAAGCGCACGGATCAACATATTGTTGTAAATCCGCTTACCGGTCACCACATCTAAAGGCACCCTGCTGCTCTGCAGATTTAACAGTTCCTGATACGTCTCCTTCGGGCCAATACCTACGCTCAGCCCAAGAGAAGACGTATCTACGAAGTCAAGCAAGGAACCGCCACCAGAAAAACCGACCTGCATTACCACTTCCGAAGGGCGTCGAAATGCATGGTCGGAAATTGCAGCACCAACCTCTACGGGATGCTCGGTTATTTCAAGCGAGTCATCGTGCTTTTCCGAAATAACAACACTGGGGACTATCAGCCCGATCCGCCTGCTCTGCTGCTGAAAGAGAGTAGAAAGAATATCCATCATCCTGCTCCAGTTTGGTTATTTCTCAGCACCCTGGCATTAGCATCAAGCTGGCGGCGACTGACTTCCTGCCCAATCTCCTGAGCATTACCGCCATAGATGTTGTAGGTGTTTTGCTGATTCACCTGCGCTCCAGCGGCCTGATGGGCAAGCGGGCTATTCCAGTTCGAATACCCCTCTTTGCGGGCCATAGACTGCATGAGCATAGCCATCGTATTGGGGTCGGACAGGTTTAATGCTGCTGTCGGTGATACACCCATCCATCCAGCAACGTCACGGGCATATTTGGCAGGATCGTTGTTATCGGCCGCAGGTGCCCAGGTGCTGACGATATCCATGATAGTCTGCAGGCGGCGCCCGGTCGTTTTACCAGTAAAGTACCGCATGAGCTGGTTTTTCATGGCCTCCCAGCCTTCCAGCGCAGAACCAAACGCACGAAAACCACCACCGCCTACGGGCCGAATATTTCCGGGGTTATTGTTGCGATCTGCAAGCGTATTCCCCTCGCCACGGAAGAAACGGCCTATGCTGCGCGGGTCAAATCCTGTCTTATCCTTTATCCAGTCAGCTGCGCTATTGGCACTGTCAGAAACGCCGGGCAGCGCATCAGGCTGGTTACTGCCTTGTTTGAGAAGAGCCCTGCCAATACTTGCAGCATCAGACCAGCGACCGTCCTTGATAGCGTTAAGCAGGTCGCCGATCATACTCAGCATCTTGCTAAACTCACCCATCTGGGTAATGAAGTTGCTGAAATCCCATTTCAAAGACCAGGATTTAGGGTCGATATTGAGCAGCTTTGCCAGCGCTTTCCCGAGGTCGAGGACAGTCTGTTTCAGGTCGCCGACCATCTTCAGTGCTGCGTGTACTTCAGGCTTCCATTTCTCCCAATCGATAAGGCTTTTACCACCTTCTCTGAAGGTTTTGTAATCCTCCCAGAGTAAAGCTATAGCTGCCGCCAGACCGAGCACCCACGTAATCGGAGACGCGAGCATTGCGCGGTTGAGCAGCCACCATGCAGCGGTTAGCGCTCCAATTAGTTCGATCAGCTGCTGCGACTGCTTATCAAGAGAGTCCCACCAGTCGCTGATACTCTGACCCAACTGGATAAGGCGGTAAATTACCCTGCCTACCATCTCGCCAGCCCAGAGAATTCCTTTCACGGTACCGGTTATTGCGCCTTCAATTTTCGGGAAGTTTTCCAGTATCTGGCGACGCAGCCTGTCGAGAGAGCCAGCCAGACCATCTGCCAGATTAGAGCCGATTTTGTCGCGCGCCATGCTGGCCGCTTCACTGAGAGAGCGGAGCGAAGTCATAAACCGGTTGGATGCAGCTGCTGCCTGATCCGGGTTAAACCCGATGGCCTTTTTCATGGCGTTGTACTGGCCCATGTACTCGCCGATACCGCGACGCATTGCCATCAGGGTGTTTTCATCCAGACCCAGCATCTCAGCGTACTGATTAGCGCGGTAATACGGCATGCTGCTAAGACGCTGGCCGACGCCGGTAAAGATCGTCGCCATATCCCGCATGTTACCGCTGGCATCACGCGTTTGAACCCCCAGCCGGTTCAGGAAACCCTCAGCGCCGGGATTGTTACGCATGAACCGGGCAAGATTTTCGAGAGAGCCGCGGGCCCCGTCGACACTGCCGCCAACCTGACTAACCGCATACCCAATCTGCTTAATGCCCTCCACCGTCGCGCCTGTGCGCTGAGAGGCCCAGTACAGGTCGTCGAGACCGCTGGCAATTTTCGCGGTGAATGCAACGACGGAAAGCGCCGCCGCCTCAACTTTGACGCCCAGTTCAATCGCTTTCAGCGTTGTCCCGGCAACGACGGCATCGAATTTTCTGGCGCCAGCCTCATCAACTTTGAACCCAAGCGAGATCAGAAAGTCCTTGAGCGTTTCAGCGTTCATTAGCCTCTCTCCATTTCGCTATGCGGTTTTCGTTATCGGCTTTCAGGTCAATCCAGTCATTCATACGGGCAATATCAGCCAGGTCTACTGACCCATCTTTCAGGTCGGTGTAATGGATGAGCCCGGCATCCACCGGACGCATCAGGAAATCCTCACCTTCTGGCATGGATTCCAGGACAGGACCTATGACTGGGTAGGCGTCCCGCTGCCGGGGAGTTCTTTCAAAAAATTTCCCAGGCTGTCGGCGACCACCCGCGCCACCAGCTGCAGCATCGTGAACAGGTCGATATCGTCGAACATCAGCGCGCCCTGATCGAAAATTTTCACCCACCCTTTTTCATGCTGGCGCATAACAACGCCCAGGCACGGATGAATCACCGCGTTAACGTCCTCTTCAGGCAGAGCAGCCAGCGTATCGGCAATCTTCGGCAAAACGATATCCAGAGCGTCGAACGCCCTTTTCTCACCGAAAACCAGCTTGCCCTCGCTGTCTCTGACCATCATGGATTTCAGCGTGCCAAAGTCAGAAACCAGCCCGGCCAGCACCGGCAGCAATTTGCGGCTAACCTTCAATTGCTGGAAAACATCAAGCTTTGCGGTGCGGTATTTAACGCCTTTGATTTCAAATTCCATCTGTTAAAACTCCCCTAGCAGCTGATCAATCTTGCCGCAGTCAAAGACCCAGGAAACCGTATTGCCGACTTTGGCGTTAGCGTGATCGGGTTGCTTCTGGAAAGCACAAGAACGCGCTGTAGTGGTATCACCTGATACTTTGTTGCGAATGACGATGACGTTATTGCCCCACGTCGCCGAGGACAGGCTCTGTGCGTTGTACATCAGCGAGAGCTTTTTGTTTACCGGGGAGGTTTTCAGCAAAGTTACCGTGATAGTGCCGCTCTTTCCGGCGTGCAGGCTGTGCATCACCTCGCCATCGGCGCCGATGGTCATGGTGTTTTTGGCCTCTGTCATTGTGACAGTAATGCCCTCTTCGGCGTTCGCTGAGCCAGCACCGAGTTCAATAGCTCCCGTAGGACCAGCCAGGGAAGCCGAGATATCAAGAAACGAATAAGCAGACATCAGGACTCTCCTTAGCGAACCACTGTGATTGCCACGCTGCCGTAATGGACAGCACCAGCCAGTTTCCCGGCAACCTGAATCGGCACACCCTTACGCGCTTCACGATCGACCTGTAACTGGTCATCAACGTTTTCCGCCCAGGTGTAATAGCCTTTCGTCAGCATGTCGCCAGTGTTGAGCTGCCCCATCGGGCCCCCCGTCCATTTGCCCGGCGCAAACAGTCCATTTTGCACGGCTTTATCGAGCACCAGCTCAATGTTCGCAATACGGGTAGTGGTCCCGGCGTCGGTCTGAGGGATTTTGGTTGTACTGGTATAGAGCGTGTTGAAGTCGGCAGTCTGTACCGCATTCTGTAGCCAGTCGAGGCCGTGACGCTCGTCGAAGAAGTCACCATTGCTCATGACGCCCTGCTCAAGAATCGCTGTATCGTTCTCGTAGTAGACGTAAACGTTACAGTTCTTCGCTTCCAGGTTATTGGCTTGCGACGTACCCAGCGTTTCGTAGGTGATGCCAGGCTCCTGTTTAAATTTCAGGGTAATCGTTGTGTTGCTGCCAGTGAAATCAACAGTGAACGCACGCGCAAAGGCAGACAGGGCGGCATAGCGGCTACTGGTCGAATACTGAATAAACGTCCGGCTGTATTTCGCGGCTTTCAGTTTTGAGGCCAGATCTGTAGTTGTCGCCGCATCCAGGATCGTCGCGGCATCAGTGGTAATGCCAAAGATGCGGGAAACTGTAGATGCTTCAATCGCGGCGGATACGGTGATGATAGTGGCATCATCCGGATAATCCGCTTCAGGCACTGCCAGATGCAGACCATACCAGACGTTGTAGTCCATCAGCGCATTGACCGCTTCAAGAAGTGTTTCAACTTCGCCAGCCTCGCCTGTTTCAAGCGTTTTCACCCAGCGACCAACATACACCAGTGTCGGCTGTGGCTGCTGAGAGAACCAGATAACAGCGGCTTTATACTCTTCGCTGTCCACCCCGAAATCATCGCCAATATCATCAGGCGATGAGTAGGCCCGGAGGCGTTCGGCGATCGGGATGACGGTTGAATCACCCAGGATTAGCATCGAGCCAAAATTGCGCCCCTGCGCGGCCCGTGCGGAAAGCGTCACCGTCACGTTAGTGATACGGTTAAGGGGAAGCCCTTTTTCCATGTTAGTCTCCGGTAACTATCGTGACGTTAGGGTCAACGACAGATTTAACGTTGTAGGTACGGGTGTTTTTGCGGGAAAGGGTCACGGCAAGGTCATACCGGCGCACCCACTGGTTGTTGATCAATTCGGGGAGGTTTCGTATATCATCAGCGCTCACCAGCGACAAACCTGAGATTCGTCGCAACGTATCTGCGTTTTGATCTACAAACATTCCGTCACGAAACCGCGTGGCCATCCCGGAACCGCCGGGGCCATAGAAACAGAAAAGCACCTGGATGCTCTCCCATGACCATTGCTCGCTTTGCTCTTCGCTTACCTGGGCATTTGCAGGTGTACCGGGTCGTGAGAGCGTGGAAAAGTTAAACCCGCACCACGTCTCACCATTCGGCGGTATTTTGGACTGTGGATCGGTAAACCGGGGCAATACCAGGTTAACCGCAATCCCTGTCACGCCTCTTACCCAGCGACTCAGTTGCTTTTCCAGCTCCTTATCGTACTCAGGAGCATCCCCGACGGGGGTAAGATACCCAGGCTCTGTGCTGTCGTTACTCAACGGGGTTCCCTCCGTTAAACTCCAGCAGCTCGCAATGTGCCTGCACGAACCCGGCACCGTATCGGGTGTACGGATCGACAAAGGTCACGCGGTACCGTCTGCCGCTGTATAAAACGATATCAGCGTCCAGTTCTGGCGTTGAGTCACTGGCTGGCATCCCCTGAGTTAGCCTGAACTGGGTAACAATGAGGATGGCGCCATTGATGTTTTGCCCGGCGGCCATTCGCTTTGCCTCAAGCGAGCGATCGACGGTTACGACACCAGAGAACGGAATAGCCTGCGCGGTATTGGTCGGAAAATTATCTTCGTCCACCGTCTGTACCTGTCGATAACACACCAGAGACAGGTCGACAAAGTCCGGATCAAGCAGAACATCAGTCACATCGAGAAACGGCATTATTTTTTCCTCACGACATACTGAATCGCTCTGAAAAGGAATCCGCGGGCACGTAACGGCTTATCGCCGAGGATGGGCGGTTTCATTTCTCTGCGCTTCTTGATGGTTTTTTCAGATAGTGGGGTCAGCCGATCCCCTGCCTCAATGACAGCCTTTGAGGCATCACGCGCAATCTGGCCTGCTGCCTCAAGATGCATCGACGCCACATCTGCCTTACCTTCAAGCGCAGACTGAGCGGCCAGCTTTAAACGCTCGGTCGTTTTATCCCGGGAATCCTCAATACCCATGTCCAGAAATGGCCTTGGCGGCAGAGTAACGGTCTCACCGTCTATCTCTACGGTTGCCCCGGTGGACTGGAGATACCCCAGCTCAGCGTTGCTCAGCGGCGCATCATCGCGAGGAGGGCCTGCCGGGATACCAACCAGCACATCAGTGCCTGACAACTGCTTCAGCGCATCCAGAACGCTGCTGTAATTGTCTTCCCGAATTGTGAGCCCGCTTTTCATTCCGGCGTCCCCAGTTGAACCGCTCCGGCACCAAACATCATCAGGTATTCCCAGAACTCCGATCCGTAACGGGAGTTGTTCCAGAAACCGGCATTAGGGTCCAGAGTTGCGCTTGCGTCGTAACTGGCTGAAACCTTATCTACTGATTTCGCGGTCTGTATGCCGCTATTTACACCACCAGCAGTACCCACAGCCATACCACGCATATCGGCGGCGTAAAGGTACATGTAGTGCGCAACATACAGCCCGACGATGTAGGGAAAGATATCCACGCCAAAGCGCGACTCACTCAGCATGGCATCAGCAAGATTCAGTCGAACCTGAATCATTGGCGTGGGGTACTTTGTTTCGTCAGCGAACTGCGGAAAGGTTGCCCTGAACTGCTCAGGCGTCGGCAGACTTTGATTTCTTGCCATTATTGGTAGTCTCCGGCAATTGCGCTTCGAGTTCAGCAATACGCGCGTCTTTCTCAGCGATTTTTGCTTCCAGCTCAGCAATGCGCGGATCTTCTGCAATCGCTGGCGCTTCGCCATCCGGTGAACAGTGCGCTTTTACGAACCAGTGCTCAGCAACGGTGTCATCGACGTCGTGGAAGCCAACCGGGAAATGCTTTTGCTCTTTGCCGTCGTTGAAGTTAAACGGGGAGAGTACGTAAATCTTTTTCATTGCAAGTCCTCATGAGCGGCCCTTTCGGGCCGCCGCAGGTTAGATGCCGTCGACGTAGGCCAGAGTTTCCGGATAAACCGGCTCTACTGCACCCAGCTTGCCGTAATAGGTTACGAGCTGATACAGGCCGCGATACTGGATCGGCACGCTCATCAGCGGAACCATCGGGAAGCGAACGTATTTCTTGTCGTTGGTGTAGAACATCATGCGATCAGAGTTCGACACGCCACGACCTTTCGCCCATTTCACCGGACGGATGTTCAGAGGACGCCCGTTCTGGTGGTATGCGATGGTGTTGGTTTCCAGATAGGTCAGCAGGGACTGGTTACCAGCGCTGGATACGATGGTGCTTGCCAGCAGAGAGAACTGCTCCGGCGGGATCAGCAGGTCCGTCGGTACCATGGAGTAAGCCGAGTTGGCCCACGCAGCACTCAACCCGGCATTAATGCTCGCCCGGATTTCGTCAGCGGTGGAGGTCGCCCAGGTCTTCGCGGCGTTGGTCGGCGTTACCTGCGTCAGGTTCAGCAGGCCTTTAACGTCCAGACCGGAATCGCCGATATAAACCTGCTCGTCTGTGTCCATGTTCCACTTCAGCTGCATGCCGTCGTACTTCTGCGTGTCGATCGGGCGACCAACCTGCGCAGCTGCCTGCAATTCGGGAACGGTCCAGCCCAGCTCCATACCCCACAGGGTAAGCGGGAAGCCAGTTTTTGCGATGTCGACGTTAACGCCAGCCAGCGCGGTAGGGATTTTGCTAAGCCAGTTTTTACCGTTAGCATTCGGCGTACCGGCAGCAGCAAAAGTGGTGTTAGTGAACGAGCTGATCTCATCAGCAATAGACACGTCTTCACGCAACTGGATATCGCGCGACCAGGTGAAATTCACCAGCGGCAGATTCAGTGTCTGATCGAGACGCTCAAGCTCATGGACAAGAAAGGCACCAGTGCCGTCGACTGTCGCCTGGTCAAATGTCATTGGCATTTGCGATTTCCTTAAATATTGAAGGCCAGCTCAATGTTGCCGCTGGTGTCACCAGGGCCATTGAAGTAAGCATTAGTGATCTGGACGGTATTCGAGCCATCAGCGGCGGCAAGGAACGCGCCGAGAGGGCTTGAGGCGGATGGTGTGGCCACTCGCATGTAGACCGGGCCATGCAGCGCAACGCTGGATGCATCCGCGCCGATGTTTACCGTGACGTAACCACGTACCAGGCAATCGCCAGTGAAGTTTTTACCGCTGCCTACCTGCTGGACTTTATCCGGCTGGCTGGCGGTCGGATACGGACGAACGTAGATGCCCACCAGCACCGACGCTGTATCGCTCGCAGCGATTGGCACAAATTTCCCGGAGGAAATCTTACCGCCAAGGCCGTAAGCGGAAAAAAGGTTGGAGGAGTCCAGCAGTTGAGGTTCAACCGTCAGATCCTGCGGACGAGAAATTGCCCCGGCGATGCCCGCTGGCATCCGGTAAAGAAATGTATTACCCATTGGTTAGCCTCGTTTAGACCAGAATTCCTGCGCGGCCTGATTCATACCGGCAATGGTTTTAACAGTGGTGGCAGTCTGCGTTTGCAGGCTGTCGACGGTTTTGGTATTGCGGTTTTTAGCCAGCTCAGAAACAGCCGTGAAAGCCATATCCACCGTGGCTTTTTTCAGCTTGCTGATATCGGCATCACCGACAATAGAGCGCACCAGAGATTGATCTGCAGAGGCGAGTACCTGACGCTTGAATGCTGTCGGCTTCGCCTTTTCTGGCAACTGGATGCCAGGCTGAATCAGATCGGCACGATAAGCGGCATCGCCGGTAACCTTACCCTCTTCTTCCTTTTTCTCCTCTTCGTCCTCGGCATCGCCGGTGCCAGGAGCGGTTGCCGCAGGCGTAAGCTTGGAAACCGCCTCAATCAGCGCCTTACCCCATGCAGGAATTTCTTCCTCACCATCGCCGGTACCAGGCAATGCTGGGCCGGGAAGCGGATTTTGCGGTGCAAGGTTGATGACCACTCCGCCGGGTGTCATAGAGGTCGATACATCGTTATCGCCCGTGACATCATCAGGCGGGTTATCAATGAGACTTGCCATTTCGGCAGCGTCCCCGGTTTTACGGGCCTTCAGGAGCCGGGTAAACCAGTTTTTAGTAGTGCTTGGCATAGAATCCCCTATTGCACAATGGAAACCGGCCCGCCCGTTAGGGACAAGGGCCAGATGGTTAGCGGTAATCGCAGATTGCTTTGCGAGACCAGGTGAAATCTGTTCGTAATCGGCGTCGTACCCGCAGCTGACCTCGTCATCACCATCATCAATGGCCTGCAGGGCTTCCGGGGTTTTGACGATGACATCAGCCAGCAGCAGATCGGTTTTATCGTCCGTGCCACGTCGTACGTTCTGGATGTGCCCGTGAGCCAGCTGGCGCCAGTTATCAGGGGTAACAAAGATGATCTGCCCGTCAAAATCTCGCGGATGGCCGATAGTGACTGCCATGCCTTCAAATGACGCCATGGCTCTCTCGCTGAACACCTCTTCTGGTGCCCGGCGTACGATGACCTTCCCTCTGTCGTTTGGGACAAGCTCAGGCCGCTCTGTGGCGTCGTACTCCTGCTCGCCAGTCCTTGCGATCGGGACGTCCTTAAACAGGACTGACCCATCAGCAAGTTGAAAGCGGGTATTGCCCAGGCGGGTTTTAAAGAAATATTTCATGGGTTACCTGCTGAATTGCGGGCATTGAAAAGGCCGCTCATTGGCGGCCTGTTATTTTACAGGGTCAGGTATTTGCACTTCCGACCAACACTTGCAGTTAGGCAGGCACCCGGCGTGTCCGGTCATGCCGTCGAGCGTTGGCGGGTTATCCCAGCGCACAAATCCTCGCCCATATACAGGGTCAACGACATCTTTCATCTTGCGATGCGATGGTCGGGTGCCGGCACCTTCAATACGCCACCAGTAGCCCTCGGAACCAACCGCCAGCGCTCTAGCCTGCGTCAAGGCTCCAGTAGCGCGGCCAATCTCCGTACGGGCAATCATTCGCGCCCTGCTGGCTGCTACATCTCCGGATTGCATGATCATCTCGTAAAGCTGATCGGGGCGCTCACCATGGATGACAGCCTGTATCGCACGCTCCTGAATTTCCCTGACACGTCCGGCCGCCTCTAATGGCAGAGACTTCATGTAGCGAATCTGTCGGTAAACGATGTCTTGCGCCACCATGCCGACAGGAGTGTTACCAATCACGTCACGCAGACCAGCGGATATTTCTTCAGAAACAGAGCGCCACTGATTCCACTCTTCTCGCTCCACCTGGGCAAACATCTTTCGACCGACCATTTCGGCCCAGTCGTCGATCACCCCGGAGTAGTCAACAAGCGATTTAGCAATGCTCTCAGCGCTTGCCTGTGAACCATCGTAGGAACCCGTGACGATTTGATTTATCTGGTCGACTATCGCCAGTAGGCTTTTCTGATACTGGACCTCCGATCGGCGGCGGAGGGCTGGTTTCAGATTCAGTCTCCTGCCACTGTTTCGCCGCATTCTGGATATCCTCATCGCTAATTGAAGCACCGATGCCGGTAACGTCAGACAGCTCGCGCAAATCAGTCAGCGCAGCAGCCGGGGACATTCCCAAATCACGCACCGCGGTTGCCAGGGCGGTGGTCGTGTTGGTCGCCACCGTGGAGCGATCGGTGTCGCTCATCTGCCACAAGGGGTTAAACTCAAAGGTGAAATCTTGCGGCAACGGCTCACCAAACTCTGAGCGATGCAGTACATCGAATAACAGGCGGATGTGAGGCCGTAAATCTCGCTCCTGAAGCGTTCCAACGTCGTCGTAGTAGTTCGCGAGGTCAGCGTCACCGGTTGAAAAACCCTTCGGTGACTGGCGGAACAGACGGACAAGAGGAATGCCAACAGCACCCGCGATATCCTCTTTAAACTCGCTAAGCAGGTCAGACAGGCCCGCGAAAGAATAGGAATGTGTTTCAAATTCGTCCTCCGAATCAAACAGGGACATACCCTCGTTCGTCTGGTACTGGCGGACCATTTCCATATTCTTGATAAGCGCTTCAAACGCCTTACCGCCGGTGGCGATAATTTCACGCAGCTTTTTAATCTTTGCCGTTCGCAGATGTGCCTTGTAGGCAAGCTGGGCGGCTCCGACGCTGGTGCTATCGTAGGAAGTCAGGCGATCGAAGATGCGCTCGACAATGGACATCCCCCATTCGTTTTCGGTGATTTTCTGCTGATACGGCAGTTTCACACCATCCATGCGGATCAGTCGGCTGTGGTGAACGGTCCACGCAGGAAGACCCTGCGCCGTCGTCACGATGTCATAGAATTCTGGTTTGCCGAGATTAGGGCCAAGCGCCTTAATGCGCCTGGTGAGCTGTGGGTTAATCATCCAGCGGTCAAGTACAGCCAGACCTTTAAAGCTGCCCTTGCCAACCTTATCCAGCACCAGCGGAGTCAGCGGTGCCTGACCTTCAATCAGAATCAGCGCCACCGCCCCGCCATACAGCCGGGACCATTTCAGCGTCTCGTTGATGCAATCCCAAAGCTGAAGCTCATCGAACCGCGATTCCAGAATGCCACGACGTTTCGGGTCAATCTCACTGGTGATCCGCACGCCCTTTTTGGTCATATCGTCCGCTTTCGAATCGACTGCGGCGCCAATAATCCAGGAGGAACGATAAACCCACTCGATGAGCAGGCGGTTGCGGCTGGTATAGTTCGCCCTGTAGGTCGATGCGGCATGCTGGTTAGGCTGCTGCATTCCGACACGGGCAACAAAGTTATCGTACGAATCCGCCGTGGCGACTCGTCCTGTTTTCTTCGCCATGGTGACTATTCTCCGGCTTTTTCGGTACTCGTGGCGGATAGGATAATTTGTTAAAAACCGACCCGATTTAACATAATGACTGTTACCCGCACCAGCCGGATCCCTCCCATGATGAAATGTCCGCTAAAGGCTTATTTATCTGGGTTAAGTGGCTAAAAGCGCGTGAATAAAACATGCATAAACAGGGTCGAAAAATGAATAGCGTGAATTTTGCGTGAAACGGTTATTTCCAGATATTTAGCTGTTTCCCAGCGCTTCCCAGATATCCATTGCCGTATCGGTTGGAGCAAACGCCATGATGAACGCGTCGGCCACGTTCGGCGATGGTACGTCACGCTTGGCGAGGTCTTTCTTGCTTTCCACCATCACGCGACCGTTTTTGTCAAAATCACGGTGCGGGGTGGTAAGTTCCAGCTTGAGCTTTTCCAGCAGCGGGCAGGATGAGTCGATGCTTATCAGCTCATCTACCGGGTACTGCTCACCGTTCTTAACCGCGTTGAAGGTATTACGGAAACGATCCGCTACCAGCCACCAGGCTTGCGCTTTGAGGTTGGCGAAAAAATCCTTGTTCGGGATGCCAATGTATTCGTAGTCCGGCTCATTCACACCAGCGCCTGCATTGAATCGCTGATAGTTGATGCGGGATGCGTTCATGTTTTCGCGCTTACGATCCTCATTAATTTCTGAGAATTTAGCGCCAGCTGATGCCCCAACGCCGATTGAGTCGTAGACGATATCAGCATCGCGCTCCAGTGCTGCCTGATACGTACGCTGGCAGCTCTTCAGCAATTCGTCTTCTTTCGCCTTCCACTCATCCGCCCAATACACGACGGAGCCGTGGCGATAGACGTTAGCGCACTTATCGGCGCCGCTATCGGCGACGTCGAAGCCAATACGCTTGCGCCCGCTTGGCTCGAAATTAAGGACTTTGTGGGCATCAACGGCCGCCTCAATCCATGACAGCTTGATAATGGCCGCATCATCATCCGACTCTGGCACGCCTTCGTAGACGTGCTTAAACCCATCCGGATCCCGGCGCTTAGCGGCTTCGATAACCTTCAGCATGGTGTCGGACAAAAAGGGGTTTTCATCGTAGTTGATTTTGCGTATCAGCGTATCTTCTGGCGGGTCGACCACAAAGTTACGCCAAACGAAATCAGTCACCAGTCCGGGGTTAAAGATAAACCAGCACTCTGAGCCCTCTTTCCGGATGGTTGGCTCCAGTATCTTCCACTGGTATTCCGTCAGCGCGTGGGCCTCTTCGAGCCACAGAACGCTGATACCTTCCAGAGACTTAATCTCTTCAATGTTGCGCCAGAGCCCATAAAAGACGAATTCAGACCCGGTCACCAGGTTAATGATTTTGTTGTTCAGAATGCGGAAACGATGCCGCAGGCCAAAGCGGTCAATCTGAATTTTGAGCAGGGTATACACCGACTCTTCAATTTTGTTCTGGATCTGACGCGCACAACAAAAGCGAAGGCTGTATTTATTCGACAGAAATATGGCGATACCAGCGGCATCCCATGATTTTGACGATGACCGGCCACCATAAAGCACTTTGTTACGCGCCTGCGTCGTCCAGAAGCTACGCAGAACCGGATTCAGCGTCGGTTTGGATGTCAGAGTAGAAGTCATTGAGGTCACGCTCTCCGTTGCCATCATCAATACCTGCATCACGGCGAAGACGATCGGCCTCCAGCGACACCTTATCAGTTGCAGCCTTGCGATAGTCCGTATCAGCAAATATTTTGCCTACCGTCGCAAGCGTGCCGACGATGGACTCAATACGAACGGTATTGCGCATCATCGCCTTCTCGGCGGCGCTGATATTTTCCATCAGCACCTTTCTTTCCTGGTCCCCTTCAGCATCTTCCAGCTTGGTCAACCACCGGCCAATATTCTCTGCAGCGACAAGGTTGTTAGCCCGAAGGCGAAATAATTCGTCTTCGAGTGTCAACGCTTTCGCGTCTTCAATGACCTCATCTTTAAGCAGAAGGCGGCGGGCGTAACCACCATGCTTTAACGCCTGCTGGTTGCCGGGTTGAAATGGGTTAGTCGGTGGATCGGTACGCACCCCGCGTATCGGTTTCGTATCTGGTGGAGGCTCGGCTTTTGGTTGCGTACTTTTTTGCGTGCGGCCAGAGCTGGCAGGCTTTTCGCTGGTACGCGCCTTACTCTTTTGCGTACCACTTTGCGTACCATTTTTGCGTACCTGCGTACTGGCCTTGCGTACCCAGTCAAATTTTTTAGCCCTCTTCCTGATAGCCCCTTCAGTAACGCCGTATTTATCGCCTATATCACGGAGACTAAGGACTCCGGCCCGGTATGCCGATTCGATGGCCTCCCAGTCCGGTGTTGCCATAATTTTGTCCTCGCCTTGACATTATCGAGCCACCTCTGGAAGTGGCTCTGTAATGCCAATAAAAAAACCCGCCGCAGCGGGTTTGGGATAAAGAATACACTCTAAACCAACTCACCAATGAATTTTGCACTTACCCTAAGCCGAGCTTGAGGAATTCCTTTAACGGCCCCTGATAAAAGGTAACCCCCCTGCACTTCTACAATGCTCATTTCCATCGTGTAGTCATTTACACCTTGAATGACATTCACCGCCTGAGGATTATGCTGAGAAACATGCAAATCTAATGTATCGCCCTGAATATGGCCTTGGTAAGTGAACCCGAAATCACCACCGTTGATGGCATTGTCTTTTACTACTACAGTGCCTTGTCCAACATCATGGTTATTGCTGCTGAAGGTTACGAAGTAAATACCGTTTTTCATGTCACACCTTATGTTGTAGCCAATCGGCAAAGGCATTATAGACACGCGACTTACGGGGAGAAAGATGGCATTTTAATAACTGCCGGATATGACTAATTTTTCCCTCTAAATATTTCAGACCGACGTATGTCGGCCTTATCCCGGTTACACTGCCCCAGCGCTGATAGCAGGCTGACGTTTAAATCCAGGCTCTGCCCCCACGTCAGGTTGTCAGGGATTTCCGGTTGCGGGGTGTCAGCCGTCAGGCTGGCTGGTAACGGGACCACCGGCACTTTGACGTAGACCGTTCGCGTATTGCTGCAACCGCTTAACTGCGCCAGCAGGCACAGGGCGATTAGTGCAATCATCATTCGCAACAGCAACCCGGATATCAGCCGAGGCTCCCGATGCGTCCAGTGCGATCTGCTCTTTTGCATGCTGATTGGCCTCGGAGATGGTGTTGAAGATGGTCATGGTGGTCAGAACGTTGGATGTTATGGCCTGAGCTGCGTTTACCTGCTGCTCGGCGCCATCGGCTCGGGTTTTCTGATCAGCCGCAGCGTTGTGGTAATGCATTGCCAGCCACCCAAGGCAAACCATCAGGCAGATCACAATGGCGCTGATAATGGCGGTTAAACGGCTCATTTCTGCCCCCACAAACAAACTTCACGCTCAATCTCGCGGCGAGTTACCAGGCCTTTCCACTGTTTGCCCTTGGCGTAGGTCCAGCGGCGCAACTGATCACATGCACCTTTCTGGTCGCCCTGGTTGATTTTGCGCAGAAGCGTGGAGGTCTGGAAGTTGCCAGCGCCGACGTTATAAGCGAACGAGTACAGAGCCCCGCGCATTGTCTCGGGGATCGGCTTCTGGATGTATGGGTTAATCTGGCGGGCGACGGTGTTCAGGTCTTTACTGAGAAGCGCACGGCATTCAGCCTCGGTGTACTTCTTGCCGAGTATGATGTCTTTGCCAGTGTGGCCATAACAGACAGTCCATACGCCTACCACATCCTGATAGGGATCGTACCGCACACCTTCAAGACCATCGTTCCCGGTTGGGCCGGTGATGAGCGCAGAAGCAATGGCTATGGCGCCACCGCCGACGGCAGCGATAACGCTATTCCTCAGTTTTGGTGTCATAGCCATTGAGCCGATCCTCGCGTTCTTTCCGCCGGTAGTACCAGTTCACCCCACAGGTCGTAATGGTGCAGGCTATACCGACAATAATTGCCCAGTCACTCAGGGTCATCCCCGCTATTTTGTCGGCCAAAATCCATACCTCTGCCTTAACTGCCCCGGCATACGCCTTTGCTGAGACACCGCAGCCCGTCAGTGCGGTCCCGGTGCCGTATGAAAGTCTGCTGTAAATGGTGCTCATTTTTGTCATAACCTCACCTCCGTTGATGACGGATGGCGCTGTGCGTAAAGGGGGAAAGAGGCCCAGACCCTGCGGGCTGATTTATCAACAAAGCACGTCGGGGATGATTCCCGAGGGTCTGGGCATGCTCAATAAAAAACCCGCTCAAGGCGGGAAGAAATACCAAGGGTAAAAGTGACGGCGCGGTAGCCGTAATGGTCCCAAGGTAGAGGGATTTAGAAGGCTGCAGCATAACTATCACTGGTGATGCAGGATAGCCAGTTAGGGCTGCAGCTCGGTTTCGTGAGTGGTGGCCGGCGCTGATCTCCGGCTTTCTCTGGCATTACACGTACCCAAGACTATTCTCCAGAGATAGCGCTGTCCTCATCAAGGGGTGCCGTCTCTAACGTATCAGCCTACGCATTCACCACAACGATAATGACACTGATCCCCGCGTAGTCGCCCTATCTCAGTTGTGCGTTCCACGATGCCGGTATGGTCCGAACCTGAGAGCTCTCGCCAATTAATTTTGTGCCCGGTCAATGTCATTACCTGTTGTGTTCCGCTTACTGGTACGGAGCGCTCAACCGAAGTTAGCGCAGATTCAAATTGTGGCCCTGCTTTGGAGTCACTTTGCGGTCAGCTGGGACATGTAAGTTACGCATCGTGAACGGGATTCGCTTCTGACGCAGGCCCCGTAGCCATATCTGGTGCACCATTCAGGACTCGTACCTTTACCCGCCGCAATCGGCGCGCGAATTCAGGAGTAACGGATTATTGCCCTGACGCCCATTTCATTTCCTTGACCGAAGTGACGCTGGCAGAGCTTTAATTCCCGGATAGCTTTTTCCATTGCTGCAAGTGCATCCTCTACGCGATATCCATCAACCTCAAGCACGAAAGTTTTGGGGTTGCTGTTATTGATGCCCGGGAATAAAGAGTGTTCGTGCTGTCCTGGCTGCTGCATAGCTTGCCCCCCCCCCCCCGGAAAAGCAAAAACCCCGCCGACTGGCAGGGTTCAAAATCAGTTTCATTTGGATGTACGTATCCATGATTAGAAGCATACAGGACAACTTTATGCAAAGTCAACTCTATCGTGCAAAAATTTGCCGCCATCTGTTCCGATCACATTAATAACAGGTCGCCTTCTCAAATTCAGCCGCGGCCTGTTTCTCTCCTTTGTGAAGCGTATCCACCAGCCCTTCATAAAACGGCTTCCAGTTGCGTGACCATGAGGACTGATGTAAGTCAGGTATGTACATCTGGATCGCCCGGTGTGCGTTCGCTGATTTGACGCTGGTGAAACCATTCCCCGAACAGCGCTCACAGGTTTTATATACCGGTGTTCCCTGCTCTTTTGTCGCTTTGCGGTCCAGCACCTGACCGGAGCCACCGCAGCGGCAGCGGGCGTTTACCTTCCCCTTGCCGTCACAGGCTTCACATTTAGCACTGACGATGGCTGTTACCTCGGTCCACTTCTCCCAGTCAGACGGACGAACAGCGCGGGACCTTTTCGCCCAATAAGGCGCTTTGCCCCATGGGTATGTGACCTTGCGCTCCGTGGCGGTCGTCTGCATCTTTCCGGTGCCATTGCATACCCTGCAGGCTCCCGTTGTTGCTGCCGAGCGTGAATACTCCGCAAAGGCAAATTGCGCCAGAACCAGGCAGCAGCGCCCCAGCGCTTTACCCGCGGCCTTGCGCACGTTCTTTGGTGCTGTATCAATGGCATACCGCGCCAGCGCCTGAACCGCCAGCTGCTCATCGGACTTACTGATGCCGGCCTTACCGAAGAATGCCGCCAGCCCGAACCGTGCCCGGCTGCTGGTCACCCCGATCCCGGTCATAACGTCGGTACCGTTCAGGCGAATCGGTGATGTGCTTTTCACGTCGTCGCTGATATGCATGCCCTGAGGGCTGAAGTGCTTAAGTGAAAATTCGAGCTTCATGCGGCCACCACTCCGATATAAGAAATTAAAATTTGCCCGGTTTCGCCCCAGAGCTTTGTCACCCGAAAATCCCAAATGTGGGCGTCGTCAGCGAATAGGGCATCCATCAGCGCCTTAATCATGTTGTCGGCGTCTGGCTTCTGCTGATGAGCCTGACCGTTCATTGCTGCGCGTTTCTTCTGACTCCAGCTCGCCGGCATCGGCAGAATGAAGGTGATGTGACTTCCCGCCTCTGGCATGGTGACTTTCTTCAGGCGAACCTCATCGCAGAACGCCCGGTAGCGAAGCACTACATCCCGCTTTTTCCACCTGTCTGCGCGGGTTTGCCGGGGTTTTCCCATTGGGGTAATGTTAAAAATCTGCATTTTTTGCCTGGTCTCCTCTGACATATCGACGCGGTTGTGATTTTGGTTTTGGCGCTGAACGCTGGCGGGCTTCCTCCTGGTCAATCGGCAGGAAGTGGCCGTTATAAAACCGGCGGTAGATAGTGCCCAGTTCGCCGTTGCGTTGTTTTGTCACGTTGATTTCGGCAATGCCCTTTGCCGGGGATTCCGGGTCATAGGCTTCATCGCGATACAACATCAGGATCAGGTCAGCATCGGCCTCAATTTCACCTGAGTTTTTTAGATCCGAGTTCATGGGGCGTTTGTTGGGTCGGGATTCCACTCCACGAGAAAGCTGGCTCAGCGCGAGTACGGGGGTTTTATTGGCTTTAGCCAGGTTTTTAAGCCCCTTGGACACCTCACCCACGGCCAGGTCGTAACGCGCAGCACTCTGAATTTTGATAAGCGCCAGATAGTCAATGACTACCAGCGCGATTTCCGGATGCGCTATCTTGTAGCGCGTGGCGGTTTGCTGGATCTGGTCGATAGTCAGGCCGGTGGCGTCGGTGATCCAGATATTGCGCGTAGCCATTCGCTCCATGCCGTTAAAAAATCGTGCCCAGTCCTCGTCCTCGAATTTATCCACGGCTTTCAGGCGAGACATCGACATGCCGCCAGCCGCAGATACCATGCGTTTGGCAATCTGGGTATCGGACATTTCCATGCTGAAAAACAACACTCCGTGTCCCTGCGCGGACACTTTGTCGATGATATCCAGCGCAAGCTCGGTTTTGCCCATCGATGGCCGTGCGGCGATAAACACCAAATCCGTGGGTTCAATGCCTCCCGTCTTTGCATCAAGCTCCTCAATGCCGGTGAGCAGACTACGTGTCTCCTCCTTCCCAAGGCTCCGGGATTCCACTTCGTCGGCCACTGCGGTGAGCAGCTCCGAGATGTGGACAGGCTGGACGGTATCCGCTGAAATGTCGATGTCTGACACAGCGAGCTTCGCGGCTTCAAGGGCGGCCAGCGCAGCATCACCGTTGCTGGCGCTTCTGATTTGCTCCAGTGCTTTTTCCAGCGCGGATTCAGCATCACGCACGCCGGCATTTCGACGCAGAACGTCAACGTAAGAGACCAGCGCCGATTTAGCCCAGCTGACGCGGGTGGCTTCCAGGATGGTTGTCTGAAGTGCCGGCAGTGTTTCGCACAGCAACAGCGGATCAATCACTCCGCCGCCGCGGGCCTGCCGGCAGATACCTGTGTAAATTTCACGGTACTGACGAACCGAGAAGGAACTCGCCGGCAGCCGGGAAAGAATATCCAGTACCTCAGGGTCGGCACGGCGTAAAAATATAGCGCCGATGACCGCCTCTTCCAGATCTTCGTTTTTCCACACTGGCGTCATGCGCACACCCCGTCATTGCCGCGAAAACTGGCCCAGTTGAATACCAGGTAGTTCCGTCCCCCGTCGGTCACGCGGTCAAAAATACGGTCGCTGATAAACTCTTTCAGCTGCTCAGGTGGCAGATTGCTGATCAGGATGGTTGGCAGAACGCTTTCGTAGCGGGCGTTAATCACCTCGTGCAGGATGGTCATCTCTGCCGGGCTTCCGAACTGCACGCCCACCTCATCGATAACCAGCAGATCCAGCGAAGCGTAGTGATCCAGTACGCTTTCTTCGGTTGCCTCGGCATTGTGGCGCCAGGTGCTTTTCACGGCGCGGGTCAGACGCATAACGTCCGTCAGTTCCACGCTGGCGAGATGGTTGCGGATGATGCTTTTCGCCAGAGAGACCGCCAGATGATTCTTCCCCGTGCCGCAGCTGCCTGTCAGCACCAGGCTCTTCCCGGCGTCCAGAACGGCCGGCCAGTTGTCGGCATAGCGCCTGCAGGCTGCGAGGTTGCGCGAGGCTTCAGGGTTGAGCTCAAGGTAATTTTCAAACTCGCAGCCACCAAAGCGGCGAGTAATACCCGCGTCGTCCAGCAGACTGATCACGTGAAGTTTACGCAGGCTGGATTTGACACTGGCCTGCTCCGCCCGGATACAGGCCGGGCAGCGGGAGTGTTTGAAAGTCTCCGCGCCGCGAAAATCTTTGCCCACCAGCGTGAACTGTTCGTAGTCTCCGTGCTCCGGACAGGATACCGTGCTGGTGTGATTCGAGCTCCACCCCTCGAAGCCCCAGGGGAGTTTATGCTCTTCAGCGAAAGCCAGTTCATCGCCGAGTTTTGCCTGTTGTGCTCTCAGGTCTTCACGCTCTTTGAGCTGATTCAAATTTAACATACCCACCTCACTCAAAAATTCAGGTTTTCACCGGATTCGCCAAAATCATCGGACATACGTCCCAGACCAGACAGGCGGGCAATGGTGCTGTTGTGCCCACCTCCTGGAGCGGATGGAGCCTGCCAGAGCTCCTCGAAATGGCGATCGGGGCCAAAGAACGTCGCTGCCTGCTTGACGAACTGAGTGCCGACACTGCCTGTTGCGCGGGCATAGGCCGCATAGCGCTTAACGCCTGCCAGCATGTCATCAGGCTTAACCCCGTCTTTCAGGCGGGCTTTCCACGCCTTCCAGGCTCCCGACTTGGAATTACCACCAGCGCGTTTGGGGTATGCCTGCCAGGCTGTTTCGAAATCAGGAGAATAATCCTGTTTTGCAGAACGGGCCGGTGCGGAGGCGTCAGCCGATGCGCCTGTATCTTGTGATTCATGTTTTGAATTTACTGATGGATCATGTTTTGAATTTACTTGTGGATCTGGGGTCAGATTCTGACGGGTGAAAACGCCATTTTTGCCAGATTCTGACGGGTGAAACCCGTTTGAAGGTCCGGATTCTGACGGTTCAGAATCTGAAGGTTCAGAATCTGACGGGTGAAAAGTGTCAACCCTACGCTGTTGTTTTATGGCTGCCACTTTGTCACGCTCAATCCGCGCCAATGCTTCAAGGCGATCGGCGTTCAGGTGGTAAAGATTGGAGGTATTGCGATTACCCTTACGACGAGATTCGCGCAGCAACCAACCGATTGACTCTAGCTCGGAGATTGCTGTTCTTACGGTGCTCTCCCCCAGCCCCAGCTGTCGGCAAATAGTTTCAACGCTCGGATAGCTCACGCCATCATCGTTTGAATAATCCGCAAGGCGAGCCATGATCATTAGCTTTGCGCCTTTAACATCATGAGCCGCACAAGCATCCCATACGTTCCCAAGAATTTTACTGCTCATGTATTCCCCCAACCCATAACTCTGCCGCTACGGATGGCGCTTGATTTGTAATCGGATACTCTGGTATGGTTTTTCATGAATTTACCCCGCCAGGTAGATTTGAATTAAATCGCATAGCAAAGTCAGAACAGGCCGGGAGGAGTGCCACCACCTCTTCCCGGCTTTTTCTTTGCTGATTTCCGTTCCGCTGTCGTGGTTTGTCCAAGGGCCCACTGACGCGCACGAAAGAGACAATCATCGAAGATCGCCCCCTTCCTGCTTGCTTGCGAGCTATGCCAGTAATAATCCACGCCGTGTATCGCCCCCCCCTGGCGACAACTTCCGAAAACCCTTCAGCCACCAGCGCGGTGAAGATGTGCTTGGCGATAAAATTTTCAGGTAGCATCTCTGTCTCCTCATTGGAGCCGAACCTTCCCCCGGTATATCCTGACGGTTCCTACACCTAAGGACCGAAGGAGGTTCGACATGTCTGAAAAAGCTATTCCCCTGTTTTGCTACAGGGATGAAAGCCAGTACGAAGAATTTCTGTCAGTTTTTGCCGACGCACGCGCACTGCCAATGACCTTTGAGGTCTGGAAAAGAAACGCCGAAATAACTATTCAGGTGCTCCAGCACCAGGGAATTGTCGTTAATCGCGCGTATGCAGACAGCAAAGAGGAATTCATCGAATTTTGTCGGATCTTTGGGTACGTCCCCGATAGCAAGGCTCGATTCAATTTCGCTTTCCTCAAGTCCCAGCAATAGCTGATTCGCAGTAGCAAACGTCACCGGGGAGACAATGAACCACTCCCCGGTATGACTGATCGTCACTTCCTCGTTCATACCGGCTCCTGTTGATTGCTGTGACATGTCACACCTCAGCAGAGCGTTGCCGACGACCGTCAATCGCGGCCTTAAGAATTTCCTGTTCTGAATAAAGACCGCCTGAAGCATTAGCGATTGCTTTAGCCAAGAAGGTTTCGCCGGTAAAGTCACTGCGCGGTAGTGTGTTTTGAGCCTCCCATTTATAAACCTGCCGCAAGGTCCTTCCCGTTACTTCCGCAACCCTCTTTAAGCCAATCGCTCTCAACATTTGTGAAAACATATTTACCCCACCACAAAAATGAACATAATGTACATATTAAATGGAATAGAAAGTTCATGCAAGTTGATATAGGGTGTACACATGGTTCAAAATGAAAAAGTGCGTAAAGAATTCTCCGAAAGGCTGGCACTGGCCTGTAAAAAAGCGGGGATAGATTCCCATGGGCGTGGCGTGGCCATTGCTTCGGCGCTGTCATTGACACCCAAAGCAGTAAGCAAATGGTTTAATGCCGAGACGATGCCTCGCCAAGATAAACTTTTCTTGCTGGCCAAATTTCTCAAGGTCGATCCGCTTTGGCTTCAGCATGGCGATATTGCTGAAACCTCGCCTCGGCATGGAGCGGAGTCAGTTGAATACATAGGTCAGATAAAAAACGGCCTCGTCAGGGTTATAGGTGAAGCAATGCTGGGCGCTGACGGCTGCATTGAAATGGTGGAAGAGAACGATGGCTGGTTGAAAATATACAGTGATGACCCGGATGCGTTTGGTTTGAGGGTTAGAGGCGACAGTATGTGGCCCCGCATTCAATCAGGTGAGTTTGTTTTGGTTGAACCAAACAAAAACGTTTGCCCAGGCGATGAGGTTTTCGTAAGAACTAAGGGTGGGCACAACATGATTAAAGTTTTGGGCTATGATCGTGATGGTGAGTATCAGTTTACTAGCATCAATCAGGATCATAGACCAATAACAATGCCTTACCATGAAGTGGAAAAGCTTGAATATGTTGCCGGGATACTCAAACAATCCAGACACATAGAGGATGACGAATTAGAGAACCGGATAAATTCCCATCATTAATATAGTCCCGGTATGTCCGGGATTTTTTCTTTTTTATTCCCTTCAAAATCAAAAACATATACATAGAGTTCATTATCATAGTAAAAAAATGAACATTTTGTTCTTGCAACAAATGAACATGATGTACATAATCATCACATCGGCAAACAACGGAGCCAATGTGATGAAAATGACAGATCCAGAACTCAATCTATTTAAACAATCTGCAGAGAATGTATTTCAAGCAAAGCTAGTCTGCTCTCTTATTGAGGATTACCCACATCAACTAACAGATCCTGAACTTTCTTCGATCGCAGCCCTTATTAAAAGGCTCGCAGGTGATGCTTACGTTTATATGACCGAGGTCATTTATCAGCAAGAGAGGGGTGATAAATGAAAGATTTCGAAGATTTACCCCTTGATGCTGATTGTGTTCTCAATAACATTTCACATCTTATAGGTGCTGCTCGCGTACTTGATGGCACCTCTACATATAGAGAACTAGGCATAAGCATAATTGAATTTGTTGATGCGTATGTCGCAGCTGCTATCGAAGAAATGAAAATGGGGATGAAAGAATGAAAACTCCGATAGAAATGCTCAATGATATTTCTGGTGAAATAACGGATGCGGCCAGTCTTTTAGAATTACTCTACAAAAGCACAACGAATGGAGCTGATACGGATAGCGGTATTTGCTGCATAGTCCGCTCCCTGCTGAGCACCAGCGAAAAAGCTCAGAACTATATTGAACACTTGAGTGGTGTATCTGCCCCCCCCCCAACAGGAAAAGGGCGAGACTGATATTGCTGACGATGTATTTCACGCGACTATTACCGCCAGAAAACTCGAAGAGCTTGCACATGTTTATACCGAAGCTTATTTCAGCGATAAAGATAACAGCAAGCCCGCAATGTATATGGCATCAGCGATTTTCGACTATGCAATTAAGGTTTGCAGTGAACTGAAAAACATCGAAGCAAAATTAAGTTAATAAAATCCTGATTTAAATAACGGCTTAATTGCCGGGTCCGCACTCACCTTGAGGAAAGCGCAATGAATATTGCATCCCGTAAAAAAGATAATTGTGGAATAACAATGCGTGTTGATTTCCCTGTGGTCACTGAAGCAAGTGGAGCACTCAGAACAGCACAGCACGCAGATGCTTACGCCAACCAACTCAGGGATGAGTTCAATACATTGCTCTTTGCTGCGATAGCCAGAACGGATAAGCGTGTCGCTGGTCGCTTTACCAGTCTGCTCAATGAGCTTTGCGTTATGACTGGCTCCACAGTGAATAACATTAGAAAAGGTCGCTAAATATGACATTCATCATCGACCGCAATGCATATAAAACTGCTCTGCTGTATGCATCATGCGGACAGGAATTAATTGCGGGTCTTTATCTTCGTAAAGCATACGGGAGGTAAATGTGAGCACCCATTCCAGCAGAATCAGGAATATGACGCTTCAGGAAGCAAGTATTGTTTCAGAGCAATTATTACACCTGCTTCAGACTGTAGCTGAAAACTATTATCAACTGGAAGATGCGCAGCGCTTTAGTCTCATGCAGATCGCTTACAGCATTTCATCTGATATTGATGGCTGGATGAATGCAGAGGAGGAAAGAAACGGTGGAACGACTAAACGTACTTGAAAAATATCGCCGCCGAATAGCAATTGCGACCCTACATAGGCTGAAACGTAAAACTGGCGGTTACTGCCTTTCTGTGAATATGCCAGATAGCAACATACAGGTCATCGAAATTAACGAAGAATCGATGCTGAAACTTTTGCAGCGATTCGAAAAACAAGTTCGAGCAGAATTCGGTTCAGAGTCTGAAGGTTTTTTGCGAAAAACTTATATGAACAGTCTGGATATTAACGGGCATACCGAATACCTGACCGAAACCGGTAAGGCGATTGTCGATGACATTTTTTCTGAATTAATCGCTCATGCAAAAGAGAAATACATAAGCGGAGGAATTAACTGATGACTAATTTACCCCCCCCCCTATCACACATGAAAAAGTGCAGGTCGTTATGACGATTGAAAACGGCCAGGTAATTGATACCCGCAAAGTTCGAGATAACGAGCTCATTGCCAGCATGGATACGTTCTTCTGGATGGCAAAGAAAGCCGGGTATCAGGTGATCGCCCCCAATCAGGAGGAAGCCAGTGGCGCTAACAGCAATTCGCATTCCTGAGCGGGTCCACCTGCAGGCGTTGCAGGTCCTGCTGCGATACCGCCGGAAGCGCATCTACGCAAGGCGCATGCACCGCACCGGATATCTCAGCCTGAAGGTTAATCCACGCTGGCGGCTGTTATCGAAAGACGACGGCCGGAACTGGCAGGTAATGAGTCATTCCACCTACAACCGGGAGATAGAAAACAAATGATCGACAACCGCACCGCCAGCGCCATTGACCTGGCATTACAGAAACACCATACGCCAGTCGGCGATCTGTTCGCAGCCATTCGGCATGGACGCATGAAGCGCTGCTTTAGCCGAGGTACTGCTATTAGCTGGCTGGCCCACTTTCTGACGTCGCATGCCTTCGCCCGGTCCGGCTTCAAGCAGCGTCACCCTGATTTTCTGGTTGAGAAGGACCACGGCGAACAGGCATGGCACCGCGGCGAAACCACCGACGAATACCATCGCGCCCACCAGCGCACCATTCGCCGACTGCGCCGTATCCTCGCCCGCAAAAGAGAAATGCAGAAGTGGTGCGAAAAGTGGGATGCCATGCACGACCGTTACGTGAAAGAGCGCGAAGAACTAAAAGCCAGTAAACCAGCAGAGGTACGCAATGGATCACAACACATTTAACCCGGAACCAACGTCTACCGGCATCCGGTGTGGCCGTCGAGTAATTGGTTACAGCGCGACTATTCGCTCGCTCGATAGCGGACGCTATGACAGGAACCTGGCCAAAGGGATGGAAATGCTGGCTTGCATCATGGAAGCGGTAGAGAGCGGCTGGATCGAGCTCAACGTAGAGAAGCAGATCATCGTTTGGCGCTGGTTGCTCGCCGCGGTATTCATCACCGAGGAGCTGGAGAAGAACGGGACTGTCGATGTTCCGAACGACGAAGGCGGCGTTGATACAGCCGTTATCTATTCCGGCGAACGCGGTGCGATTAGCGTCTACATGGGCCCAGAGCGCTTTGCGCTCGCTAACCATATCGAGGTCAGCGCCATCGAGAAATACGGAGAGGAAGCCGGTAAGCGGGCGGCGCTGCGGATGTATCAGAACATGGTTGTTATTGACGACGAATGCGGTTTCAGGCTGTCAGCGATGGGCCGGGAAGGTTTCAACATGCTGCACGATGGCTTTATTGAGCAAATCCAGACCGATGGAATTCCACCAATGCCGGTTATGCACTGAGGAGATGATAATGACACTGAAAGCTGAAGTGACCAATGCCGGGCAGCAGCCAATGATGAGCAGCCGAGAAATTGCAGAGCTCACCGGTAAGAGCAAGTCTGATATCCATGTAGATATCTGGAATATGCTGAAACAGCTTTATGGCATCGAAAAGGATGATGGAAATTTCCATCATATTAAAAATCAGAAGGTTGTAGTTATCGGTGGCGTAGTTACCACCTTTGATAATCGCGGTTACGTATCCGAGTTCTTTCTCGACCGCCGCCATACTGAAATCCTGATCACCGGGTACGACGTTGTACGCCGTGCATCCGTTATTGACCGTTGGTTCTCTCTTGAATCAGGCGAATCGCAACCGCGTATCGCGGCTCAATCTGCACAACCGGATCTCAGGATTTACCCGGATTTTGCAGCGCTGACCCGTACGGTCGCCGAAGCCACCGCTGCTGGGGTGATGAAAAGCATCCTGGAAAATACCGGCATTCAGGCTGTCGTCCATATCAGCGCGACGGTCTCCACCCCGTCGGTAGCTCCCCATGCCGGTCATGTCGGCCATGTCGCTCAAACGGCGCAGGAAGAAACCAAAGAGCCAGAGTACGTGCCGGTTCATAAGGTTTCCTGGGCTACCGGATTATCCGATGGGACCTGCCGTCGCCTGGTCACTTTCTCTGACCTGCCGAACTGTTACATCGATGGCATTCGTGGGCTTTGCGTGCATCGCGAATTCTTCATGGCTGCGGTCGAAGTCCTGATTAAGGAGTCCACTCCACCAGCCAAAGGCCGCAAACGCTGGCACCATCCGGAGTTCGGCGGCTTTGAGCTGCGCAAAGATCCGGCGGAGATCTTCGGGGAGGGCGAAGCATGATCATTCCGTCAAAACCAATCCGCGCTGCTCTGGTGTGTGCTGCAAAGAACGATGTTCGCTATTACCTGTGCGGGCTTCACATTACTCCAAAGCACATCGAGGCAACTAACGGGCATGTAGCGTTGCGCATGGAACATGGCATCCGTACAAAGAAAAACATCATCGTCCAGTTTGAAGGTAACGTGCCGGCCAAAGCGGAAACTACTGAGTTGATCTTCAACAAGGAGCCAATCGCCATTCATCGCGACCAGTTCCAGCGCCGCCTTTCCATTACCGGCATTAAACTGCTGGATGGTCGATTCCCTGATTTGGATCGAGTCATACCCAAAAAGCTGGACCTCAGTGTAAACCCTGTGATTCAGGCGGACTACCTGAGCTATCCGGAAAAAATGTTCGGTCGCGAACGCCTATTTGTTCCGGTACAGCTGCGGCCTTCCGGTGAAGGCGGAGCGGTTCGTGTTCAGTTCGATTCTGCTATCAACTCAACTTACGGAAACCCGGAGTTCGTTGTTATGCCCTGCCGTGATGACTATTTCAAAGTTGAGAGGAGCCAGTGATGAAAATCGACTTTAAAGATTATGGCGCCGTGGCCGCGGTGACGATCACCAGCACCATTTTTGAGTTTCGCAAACATAACCGAGTTGTTGATGCCGCCTTGCTTTGTACTCCGGGTGTGGTCAGTGAACGGCGCGGTAGCTTCTTCATGAAGACAAAGATATCAGGCAAAACTCGCGATGCGCTGCGGGCCAATAAAACCGTACAGCGGGAGATCAAACGATGAAAAACGGCCGGCACTACGCCTTCCCCAACCCGAGCAATGCAACGCCCGGAGGAATGACTTACCGGCAATACCTGGTTGCCTGCGTGGCCCCGGTAATGCTCACGAATTTTTTCAGCAACGCTGCTTGGCAGGATTACGATGACCTCGCCAGCACCCTGATGATGGCGGTCGATGCCATCATCGAAGCCGAGCAGGAGACCGCAAAATGACGATCAGTGAAAAACGACTTAAAGCAATTGCCGGCGGTGAACCTTTCTTCCCGGGCGAGGTGGTAGCAATGGCTCTTGAGCTTCTGGCGAATTCTAAAGAAACATTGCAGCCGGAATACCCTGAAGCTCTACCCTGCCCCGTCATTCTCGAACCCGGCTTCCGGTTCGGTAAGGGTGTCAGCACTCACCTTGTCCTGCGTGCGCTTCAGAACCGTGCGGAACGTTACGCCGAGCTGGACGCGATGGGGCCAGAAGCTCGCGCAGAGCGTGACGCCGCTATCGCTGAACTCCGGGAAAAATTGGGCTTAGGTATGCCGGCGAAAACAGCCGTGCAGATTAAGCTGCCGGAGCTGCCGAAGCTCGGCTCTGACGCTGAATGGTATCAGGGGTTTGCCGCAGGAGCCGGGAGTATGCGCGAAGCATGTGCGGCCGCGCTGATTTCAGTTGGCGTTGAGATTATTGGGGAGACGAAGTGATGGACTGGCCTACAGCATTTTGCACCGTCGGCTGCGCGTTCGCCATTGCCTGGCTGTTTCGGAGTTAGCAACATGAAAAGAGAATTTGAATTGTGGCGCCACAGTCGTGGCCTGAATGTGGTGTGAGGTTGAAAATGGCAACTCGATATATTGGCATTAAAGAAATGTGCAAGCTGACCGGAAAGAGTAAGCCGACCTTGTGGAGGATGTACGCGAAGAGGAAAGAATTTCCGGCACCAGAGCGAACGCCCAGCGGAATTTTTCTCGGATGGCCCGAAACGGTTTACGAAGCCTGGGTGAACAAAACGAAAATCTAATACTTGACCCGTTACCTGACCTGCTCATGTAGCGGGCTTTCTTATTTTACCGGATAACTTATTGATTTTAAATGGTACGCCCTACAGGGTTCGAACCTGTGACCTACGGCTTAGAAGGCCGTTGCTCTATCCAGCTGAGCTAAGGGCGCCCTGAGAAGCGAGTGCTTCGCGGAGTGAAACGCGTGGAATTATACGGTCCACGTCGGTT